TTATTACTTTCGCAGCATGTTTTTGGACACCAGAATGATGTTTTAGTAGATTCACTTTTGCAACACCCCTCAACAATAGGTATTGGAGTTCCTTCCTGGCAATTTTTGGATTTGTATGCTCGGCACCGCCATTTTGGTAATTACCATTTTGGTACCGATGGTGCCTGGCATGACAACCGGATTAATCTCGGCTATGCTGCCGTAGTCCGGGCGTTTCGTAAACAGACAATTGATTCATCTCTTCATTCTTTGGTTGATGCCCTTTATGATACGTCTTGGTGTGGTTTTGTTACTGTCTGTGGTCTTGTTCTTCAGATTTGTGGCGAGAGGAGCGGTGGTTTTAATACCGCTCATGACAACTCTTTGTTGTTGCTCTCTGCTGCTTTGGATTCTTGGTTTGAACTAGCTCCACCTCACTTGCAAACACCCCATCATTTTTCACGGTATCTTATGGTTCACCATAATTCTGATGATGGTCTTTATACTGTTCGCGATGCTGCTTTACCTTTCTTTGACCAGGTTAAGATGGCTACCTTCCTTAGGACTCGTGGATACGTTATTGAGTCCCCTTCCCGTTTCTCAACTCCAATTAACGATGTTGTCTTTTTGTCGCATAGGATAATTCCTCGGTACATTCCGTCCCTTGGTAAGACATTAAACCTTGCTGCCGGCAATTTAGAAAAAATCGAAGCTGGTTTTGGCTGGGCCAAAAACGGAGATTTGGTTATTCAACTCCAACGATACGTAGCTCTTTGCTTAAACTTGTACCCATATCAAGTACCTTGGGATCTTTGGACTGGTCGGGTCCGATCTTGGGCCCGTGGATATTCATGTTTCTTTGGCGATAATCCTTCTTGGAATGTTGCCTTGGACATGATTGCCTCCGACAATGCGGCGTTATGGCTCCACTTTAGGTGGGATGTTTCTTCGGGTTTTGCTTTTTCCCCCGTGGACATTATGAATGTGGTTGACTCATTAAATCCTATAGAGCCACATAAAAATCATGGCTTCCCCTGCTAAGTCGGCCAACAAAGGTAAGGGAAAAGAAAAAATGGAACGAGCACTTGAAACTGCAACAGCGCGAGGGATTGAAATTGGTATGGGTTCGAAAAAGATCAAGACTGAGAAGCAGCAAGCAGCTGCGTCCCATAAGGACGTTGCTAAACTTCGAGCTAAGCAAAAGCTTAAGGCTAATGTTTATCTTAACTCACTCTTGGATCCTATTGGGTTTGGTCCTGCTTCCATTCCTGACTTGGTTCCGTACCCATCTACCCCTTTCTCTCTTAAGCAAATTGTCCCTATCACCACCTCTTCCACGGGTGAATTTACCTTGATCTGTAATCCTTGGCCTATTAATTTGTACTCGATTAACCAATCGAGCTTGCCCTACATTTTTCAGGCTTCGGCTTCCTTCAATGCATCCCAGGCTGCTGTTATTCAACAGACGTTTTCGTCTCTGCGTCCAGTATCTGGTATTGTCAATGTTAGGTTTCGTGGAAATATCACGAACACTCAAGGTATGGTTTGCGGTTGTCTTATTAATCCGCATGAGACGCTCCCTGTTAACTACACCAATTTTACTCAGTATGCTATGTCTAAAGAACTTCCTATGGTCGATGGTCTTTCAGTCCTCTGGAAGCCCACCGATCAGTTTTGTGACAAGTACACTGACTCTAATTGGCAATTCCTTAATTCTACTGTTTATGAATCTTGGGATCAGCCTGTAGCTTACAATGGTGGTGTGCCTCTCCCCCAGGTTTTTCATGGTTTGGGTTTTGGCCCTCCTAATGCTGGCTTTTCTTTTAATGCGTGGGGTTTTAATGATGGGTCTAATAACTATATAGTTGACCGTCAGAATACTTGCCCCGCTATTTTGTTAGCCGGTTCTGGATTGGCTGAGTCCGCTCCTAATTTAATTGAGGTGGAAATGGTTTGGAATTTTGAGGCATTGTTGTCCCAAAACACTTATTCTCCTGCTGCTAGCGCTGGTGCTTCCACAGTTGACCTTGCTCAGTATTATCAGGCTCGCAAAATTATGGCAGATGTGCCAACTGTTGCCCCTGTTAAGGCTGTTGAAAAGAAGGGCTTCTGGGACTACGCTGGTCCAGTAATTGAAAAAGTGTCCGGGCGCCTCGTTGATGCAGGTCTTCATTTTCTCGGCTTGTAGTAGTTTCTTAGTTTTTGTCGCCATTCATGTGAATATGATTCCAACTGCCCCTGGCTTAAGTTGTCACAGGGTTCTTAACTGTTAAAAATTGCGGATGACACATAATGTCTGGTTTGGCGACCATTACTCGGCACCTAATGCAACCCACAATTCATTTTCTCTAATCTCATAGTACTGTAAATAGTCTTTTGTTTTTATTTCTTTTTAGACTTTAAATCAAACTTTTTTCTTTCTTTGTCATTAAGGAAGACTGATAGGAGGTCGGCCAACCTCCGTGTAAGTGTACGGA